TTTCTACTGCGCGAAAGCAAACAGGCGGGATCGGGAGGAAGGGCTTAGCCACATGGAATCCGTCCATCGCCCCAATGGTAATAAGTGGACGGACAGGGACTACAGAGTTGAGCGCGGAGACCGCCCGATGTCAGCGGAATCCGGGCCGCGCCGAAACATCCACCCGACCGTGAAGCCAACCGAACTTATGCGCTACTTGTGCCGACTCGTCACGCCTCCAGGTGGGACAGTCCTAGACCCATTCATGGGCAGCGGTAGCACTGGTAAAGCTGCGACCATTGATGGCTTTGATTTCATCGGGTTTGATTTGTCTGCGGAATACTGTTCAATCGCAGAAGCGAGAATTTCGCACGCAAAAAACACAAGATAACAGGGGGCAGGGATGTTCCATGACGAGAACGCCGAGAGGTCCGTCCTGTCGGCCATGCTGCTGGACAATGCGGTGATCCAACAGGCCATCGACGCGCTGGTTCTGGGGGACTTCTGGTCCAACCGGAACCAGCTGGTGTTCGAGACCATCCGCAGTCTGTACATCACCAAGGTTCCCGCTGACCTGTTGACCGTGGTGGAGAACCTACGCTCGACCAACCGCCTGAAGGAGGCTGGGGACGTCGAGTACATCGCCGGCCTCGTGCAGGAGCCGGTGGTGTCCAAGAACATCGGGTTCCATGTCGAGATCGTGAAGGCCCGCTCGATGGCCCGGAACCTGAAGAACGTGCAGGAGCGGTTCCGCGAGAACCTGAACAACGGCCTCCCGGCGCAGGATGTCATCTCGTCCCTGCACCGGGACCTCGAGGGCATCGGCGACAGGCTGACCGTCCGAGAGCCCGAGCACATTGGCCAGTCCCTCGGGGAGCTGTTCGTCGGGAAGAGACCACACGTCCCCATCGGCCTCGAGCCCCTGATGAACCTGAAGATCCTGCCGGGAAACGTCTGCGTTGTCGGGGCCCGTCCTGGTGCAGGAAAGACTGCTCTGCTCGGGACGCTGGCCCTGTATGCGGCGAGGATGGACTGGGACTGCCTGTTCCTGTCTCTCGAGATGCCGTCCATGCAGATCCGGCAGCGGCTCATGTCGGCCAACAGCCAGATTGACCTCTCGGTGGTTCAGGACGCCAAGGAACCCAAGCTGGTCAAAGCTGCCCAAGAGCTCCAGCAGCTGAATATCTGGATCGAGGATGCTACGCTCCGACTGGACATGGAGACCATCAGCACCACGGTGAGGAAATTCGTGACCAACCGTCCGGGGCGGAACGTGGTGGTGTTCATCGACTACCTGCAGCTCATCACCTCGAGGGCCAAGTACGAGAAGCGGTACGAGCTACTCGGGCACATCTGCCGGGAACTGAAGCGTCTCGCGTTGAGCGTCAACGTCCCGCTGGTGGTGGCGGCCCAGTTGTCTCGAGCGGCGGAGAACAGGGGGAAGGATGCGAAGCCTCAGTTGTCTGACCTCAGGGAGTCCGGGGAGATCGAGCAGACCGCAGACCAGGTGCTGCTCGTCCACCGAGAGCCGGACCGGGCCATGGTCCGAGTGGCGAAGTACCGGATGGGACCGGTGTTCACGGCTGAGCTACGGTTCGTGGGCGAGCGATGCTGCTTCGATGATTTCGGTGGTTGGCGATGACGGATGGTGTATGGTCCCGGCGGTCGCCGTGGTGGTGACGACGGAGGTGTGACATGGCACGCAAGAGCCCCAAGGCCGCTATGGGTGGCCGCATGAAGAACGACGAAGCCGGCGAAGGCACGATGCACAAGACGCTCGGCGTCAAGATGAAGCACGGAATGAAGGAAGAGATGTCGGAGAAGAAGGGCGCGAAGAAGGCCGGTATGTCCTACGGAAAGGCTTGCTGACATGCCGTACACCAAGGTGATGGGCGAGTTCAAGAAGGGCAAGCTCCACAGCGGCTCGAAGAAGGGCCCCGTGGTGACGAACCCGAAGCAGGCCGTGGCGATCATGTTGTCGGAGAAGCGTGACGCTGAAGCGAAGCGTGGCGCGAAGCCGACCCGAAAGGCGCGATGAGCTACAACGGCGGGTACTGCCCCAACTGCGATAACTACATCACGGCACCTCTGTTGCCCTTGGACTACTACAAGTGCAACTCGTGCATGATGTCGGTGCATGTCGACGACCTGATCGTCAAGCGCAACCACGCTGTCGGCATGGGTGGTATCCCGCCGCGAGCTTTCGACTTCCGCAAGATCGCATCCGCGACCCTGTACGACGACACCCAGAACACGGATACCGTTTCGATGACGGGTATCTTCCAGGCCTACGACTATGTCGTGGTCGTGGTGTCGACGTGCGGAGCAAACCAGTACCCGAATACCGTTATCGCTGACGGAACGACGCTGACGCAGGTGGTCGCTACAGGCAGCCAATCGCATGCCAGGACTTCTGTGTACTACGGTCAGGTCGCCACGCACGCATCGAACATCTCCGTGTTCTGGACCGGACAGCACCCGCACGCTGCTGTGGTGACGGCGTATGTCGTCCCGTTGCTCGGCCAGACTCCGGTGCTTGCGTCCGCGCAGTCCACGGGGTTTTCGTCGACGACTAGCTCGACGCCAGGAAATAATCTCAGCCCTACATCCAGTAACGCATACGCACTGTATGTCGTAGGCGTAGAGGGTGGAGACGGGACAATCGCCAACATCCCATCCGGCTATTCGCTATCGGCACACGACAGCACGGGAACGTCGCATCAGCCTGTTGACTGTGAGCAGGCAGTATTCGTTCAGGACCTGACTTCTTCAGCCACCATCAGCTCCGTGACTCCATTGTCTGGTGCGACGTGGAACACGCAGTGCATCGCCATCTTCGGGAAGCCATGAGCGACAAGCAGCCGCTATCACTCGACGAGGCCGTCGGCCTCATCAGCGACATCGCACGATACGGCGAGGGGGCCGACAGACTCCGGGCACTCAAGGAAATCCGTGTCATGGCGCAGGAGACCGGGTCGGTCACGCTACCCGATCCGATGTCCGACGCGGAGGTCATCGAGCGTCTCGCTCGCCTCATCCGCGCTGCAGGTCCGACCGTGGCCCAGCTGGCCTATAAGCAGGCGTTCCCGTTCTCTAAGAAAACCGTGCATGAGGCTGTCCCCAAGGTCCTCGAGTCCGACCTCGGTATCGACAAGGCGAAGCTCCCGGTGAACCTGAAGCAGCTCTACAGGATGTTCCCGGAGATCAAGCGGTCCGGTGTCCCACAGGGCTACCCTCGAGGCAAGGGGCTGGCTGTGGTGAAGAAGTGGTGTCAGGACAAGGCGACGCAGATGATCATCGACCGCGAGCAGGGACGCATCGCGGAACAGGCCAAGACCGAGGACACGGATGTCAAACCCGAAGAAGCGTGAGCCTGCTTCGTGGTCAGGCGAGGACGAGATTGAACTCCTGCGGCACTTCTGCCGGCAGGACTTCTGGACGTTCTTCCTGTACTGCTTCGGGGCATGGTCAAACCCCAAGGGCCGTCGATGGATTGACCCCGAGGTCCATGAGCCCATGGCCCGGTGGTTCCAGAAGCACATCGACGAATGGCAGCAGTGGCGTCGCGACGGGGTGGGGAAGCAGAAGCATCTAGCCATCCTCGTCCACCGAGAGATCGGCAAGACCACCCTGTTCACCCGAGCCGGGCAGCTCTGGCTGCACCTGAGGGACCCCGAGGTCGCCACCGCTCTAGGAGCCGAGAAGGAAGGTCTCGCGGCCAAGATGCTCGAGGCCATGAAGGCAGTTCTCGACGGGTCGGACTCCCACGCCCTCTGGACCTCCCTGTACGGGAACTGGTCGGAGAACTCGCGTAAGTGGACGAATAAGGAGATCGTGCATTCCGGGCGCAGGAACACCTCGCGTCAGGACCCCAGCATGGTCGTGTTCGGGGTCGAGACCTCCATCACGGGCTCCCACCCAGACGTCCTGTTCTACGACGACCCCATCTCCTACGAGCGACTGACCACCGACACGAACTGGCTTGCGTCGGTGAACTCGCAGATTTCCTCGCTCATCCCTGTCATCCAGGGTGACGGTCTGCTGGTGTGGGTGGGCACTCGGTACGACGACGAGGACCATTTCGGCGTGGCGTTCAGGACGCAGGGCGTCGCGTCTGTCGAGGGGATGCAGACCGACAGCATCCCGCTGGACCCTGACGGGAACATCCACGTCTACTTCATGGCCGGGCGGGACATGGAGGGCAAGCCCACCACTCCTAACGTGTGGCCCGAGGAGCGGCTCCGGCGGTATGAGAAGGCCGAACCCCTGAGGTATGCGGCCCAGATCATGAACGACCCGAACATCTCCGAGCTGAACCCCATCACTCGAGACCAGATCATGCAGTGTGGGGTGGAGAAGAAGGACGTCCCGTGGTCGTCCTTGAGGTTCGCCATCTGCTGCGACACCGCGTTCTCCGACGGCACCAAGGTGAGCTCCAAGGATGAGACGGTCATGGTGGTCCATGGCTATCCGAGGAACGGCTCAGGGGATGTGTATGTCATCGAGGGTTATGGTAATGCTACCCTCCGAGCGGAGGACTTCGGCAAGCTGCTGGTGTCCACGGTCCAGCGATACCGGCGTCAGGGGTTCAAGATAACCGCAATCACTGACGAGAAGACCCGCGCCGGCAAGAAGGACTCGTGG